TCTTCTGCAAAAACTGGATTTAATCATGTTCAGGGTGTATCAACGGGACAAAAAATAGGTAATGCTGCCAGAGAAGTAGGCTGGAATAGTCAACAAAATAAAATAAATAAACAGGCATCAAAAGCCGCAAAAAGATTAGCAGCACAAGGATTTAATGTCGATACCGCTACACCACAATCTGCTGCTTCTACTCCTGCGAATATAAAAGCTGGCACTGCTGGCCCTCAATTTCAATATAACAATTTATTGGCACAATTTAAGGCTGCATTTGTTGGGCCACAACCAGGCACCAATGCCCCTGCAGCAAATACAATGTCGGCTGCGCCTGTAAGTAAAACTAATACAGCTAAACCAGGTAATCCTAACATAGCTGCACAAACACCTGCAGCAAATACAATGTCGGCTGCGCCTGTAAGTAAAACTAATACAGCTAAACCAGGTAATCCTAACATAACAGGACAAACACCAGCAAATACAATGTCGGCTGCGCCTGTAAGTAAAACTAATACAGCTAAACCAGGTAATCCTAACATAGCTGCACAAGCACCAGCAAATACAATGTCGGCTGCGCCTGTAAGTAAAACTAATACAGCTAAACCAGGTAATCCTAACATAGCTGCACAACCGGCAACACAAGCATCAGCAACTCCTGCAACTAAAGCACGTGGTGGAAAAGTTAGCGGACAAGTAAGTCAAACGCCAAACGCTGTTAGAAAACGTGCTGCTCGAATTAAAGAAGATGCTGCGCCTCAAATTAAAGATATTGAAACAGATTTTCCAGCATGGATTGATGCAAAAATACCAGGGTTATCTTCAGCAAAACAAGATCCAAAATATAAACAAAAACTGGATCAAATATTTTCTACAATGCTAACAGCTAAGACAAACCCATCGCAATTAATGTCATCATTTGAAAAATACGTTTCTGTAGCTCAAACAGCGGCAAATGATCCAAATATTAATAGTAATCCACAAGGAGATGGAGAACAGGGTGATACTGCACAGGGCGATACTACACAGGGAGGCAATAGCAGTGATTTTGCACCCCAACAACTAAGAAGAGAGTTGCCACAATTGGGTATTACTCCAAAAATTGCACAAACTATTTCACAAAAACTCAGTACTGGAACGAACCAAAATGATTTAATAACTGCAATTCAACAACTTGGTAGTGGCAGAAATAATGCGTCTGGTAGTTTTACCGCTCAACGTCTGGCAAAAGAATTGCCAACAATGGGTATTACGCCACAAATCGCAAAGTCTATCTCAGATAAAATTAATGCTGGAACTAACCAAAATGATTTAATATCCGCAATCAAACAACTTGGACAATATTAATGATATTTAAAAATGGTGACGGGCAATCAAATACTCAGCGTATAAATCAAACGGATGTTAAAACAACGTTAGGTTGGCTTGAGCAAATGGTCAATCTTGATTTAATAGATAATTTAATCAATTCTACCGAGCATAGTTTAGGAAAACTTGAAGTAAACGTAGATTCTAATAAAATATCTCCTGATCAATTGATGGCCGAATTAACACAATGGTGCAACAGTCATAAATTTAAGGCAAGAGAATATGTAAAAAATTCAGGATCTAAAATTTATTTTAAAACTCCAATTAACGGTAATCCTGACAGTGGATATGTGCAAACGGATTTTAGTTTTGTAAGGCCAGAAGAAAATCAAAATGAATCAGATATAAATTTTTTATCTAGACTCCGTAATCGCATAGTAAATCAAGGTATGTTAAAACTGATTGAATCCGATGAAGTAAAAATAAACGGCGGTAGAACGAAAGGTATTGAGCACATAGAAGACCTTGTATTCAGAAAAGGTACAAATGGCATTAAGGATGCTATAAAACACATTAATCATTTGCGTGATAATGCTACAAATAGTGCTACTGTAAAATGGGATGGCAAACCAGCAATTGTATTTGGCAGAGAACCTGATGGTAGATTTGTTCTAACTGATGTAAGTGGATTTACTGCAACAGGGTATGATGGATTGTTTTCAACCCCTGACGATATTACTGCACATTTATCTACTCGTGATGAAAAATCAAGTGCATCTGGACGTATAGCTAACAGAGTAACAGAACTTGCCCCTATATATGAAATGTTATGGCCAATGCTAAAGCGAGCTGTTCCATTAAACTTTAAAGGATATATACAGGGCGACTTACTTTATTCTGAAACACCACCGGAAGAATCTGGCGCAATGGTATTTAAACCCAATACAATTGAATATAGAATTCCAGTAAGTACTAAATTAGGCGAGAAAATTTCTAATAGTCATGTGGGAATTGCCATTCATACATATTACAAAGAACATCGTGGAGAAAAGGAACCTATTGGCAAAGTGAAGCTTAATTCCGTTTCTGGACTATTATTGATAGAACCTGTAACGCCAACCGAAAATATAAAGCCAAGCAATTCAAATTTAATTAAAGAATTAAAAAGTTTGTTGAAAGAGTATGGCGAATCGTTGGATACATTATTTAATCCAGCTGAACTAAGACAGTTGCAGATCAGTGATTTGCCTAAATTGTGTATAGAATACGTAAACAGTGTGGTAAAAGATGAAATTGAATCTGATTTTAATGTAGATACACTAATCCCCGGATTTGGAGGATGGCTACAAGATCAGGTAAGTCCTCGTAAATATAAAAATATTGTAGAATATCTACAAAGTCCACGATCTAACATGGACGGAATGAGTGCAGCATTTGCTGCGTTTACTTTAATACATGAAATTAAGCTGGATTTATTACAACAACTAGATAGACAAAATCCAGGGCATGAAGGATGGGTTATCGCTACTCCAGGTGGACTTACTAAATTCGTTAATAGATTTGGATTTACCCGAGATAATAATCAAAATAATTCATAATATAAACCAAAACCGCAATTTTTTGTATTTTGACTAAATAAAAGTAGGAACATTGATTCCACAAACTAGGAGATTTACAAAATGGCATATATTACTTTAGTAAGCGGTGGTTCACAACCGGTATTCGCAACTGATACTCTTGTTGGAGCACAGTTATCAGCTAACACAGCATACTCACCAGCTGGTACACCAGTCAACTTTATGGGTCCAAAACTGGACTTTTTTGGAGTTGGTTTAGGCAATTCAGCTTTCAATCAAGCTGGCGTTAACGGTGCGTTACAGACAATTCTGCAAACAATCCAACAAACGGCTACAGTCGCTATGTATCAAGTTGACAACACAAACAATACTGTTGACTTCAGCATCGCAATTTACCCTACAGCAGCTTACACAGCATCAACACTACAAGCAGCTATTCAAGGTTTAGGTACTGTTAACGGCTGTAACGTAGCTGCTGCTACAGTTACTAACGTTGGTTTCCGTTTAGCATCAACAGCTACATCAGCCAGCTAATTTTAAAGTTAACTTTAAAAACATTAAACCCGCATATGCGGGTTTTTTGTTGAGTGTATTTTTCAAGACTAAGTAATATTGCTCGTGTTTTAACACACACATTCACACAAGGAGAAAACTATGAGCAAAACACCTTATGAGATTCGTCTCGAACTTTTAAAGCTGGCTAAGGATTCATTATATGAGCCAGTATTCCAAAAACGACAAAATCTTATGGACGAATTTATGTCCAAAAGAGAAGTCTTTGTTGGAGTAAAAGGTCCTACCGAAGAACAGTTAGCATTACAGTTTCCTGTTATGCCAGCTTTTCCTAGTACAGATATGATTATTGAAGAAGCTAAAAAACTTAATCTGTTTGTAAGCGAGCAATAATTAAAAGCCCCGCAAGGGGCTTTTTGTTGACACCATATTACAATTAGTTAAATACACACATATTATGATGGTCAGCAAAATTACAGAGATAACAATTTTTGAAAGTCCAGATGGAGGACGTACTGTTTACGTTCGAAAACCTGGGAAAAATGAACGACAGGTGCATGTCAAAGACGAAATTCGTGAAAAAGAAAAAGCTGAATATGAACGTTGGGTGAATATATTCAACGCTAGACGTGAAAATCCAGCACTTAATGAGATATGTTCTCAGGCTGAGATGATATATGAACTATCCAAAGACTCAGAATGAGATTTTCTTGCAAAACTTTATTTGATATTACCGCCACTGGTGTCACAGGACATTATAAATCTTCTCGAATTCCATTTAAGGATTTATTTGGCAATGATATAACTTCTGAATTAGCTTGGAATAGAGCAAGAAATCAGCAACGTAACTGGGAAACATTGACTCAGCTAATAGGATTACGCACTCAAATTGCCAAGTTATCCCGTCCAGAACAAACAGATAAGATGTGGAGTTTTGATTTTGAGGTAGATACGCCATACGTATTTGGATCTGAAGAAAATCCGACAGAAATGTTACTATTTGATTCTAATGGTGTTCCTATGCTGATAAATCTTGGAAATAAAACAGAGTTAGACCCATTTTTGATAGTAAATGGTATTAACCAAAATATATGGTTTAGTGAATTACACTAAATATACTATTAGGAGAAATTATGGTCGAGCCTACCGATATTGAGAAAAAAAGTTTAGAAGCGCATGTTGAATTATGTGCAGAACGATATAATGCAGTAGATGAAAAATTGATTACGTTAGATGGTAAAATCAGTCATCTATGTACTGAAATAACCGAGGTAAAAGATACTTTGAAAAAAATGGCTGACAAAAATACCGACAGATTAATTGGATGGGGTGTTGGGATAATTGGAAGTTTAGTGGCAATTGTTGGATACTTTATAGCTCACTATATTATAAAATAATGAAAGAAATTGATATTGAAAAAGCCTTTAGGAAAGAATTTCCTAATATAACCACCAACCTTATTTTTCAAAATGAGGATGGTGATTATGAGGTTTTTGGAAGATATTTAATAAAAAAAGAAAAAAATGTATATCGCGTTTTTTGTTCCGCGACAGACGCAGGTGTGTTTAGCGGAACAAAAACAGCGTTAAGCTGGTGTATAGCCGCCAAGTTTTCTAACTATAACTTAGCGCGGGATATATTAAAGTTGGATAATAAATTAATGTCTTTAACCAATGATATTAATATACGGGCAAACGTAGCAGAACGAAGCAAAAATTCTTTATTTCGAGAAACCGTTGAAACTAAGTTAGAAACCAAAATTATCCATAAAAAGCAGGTTGAGCAACAATTAACAAAATGCGTAAATTACGCTAAATACTATCAACAAAAAGGATTTAATAATGAAAATGTTCGAACTGGCCGCGATCAAGCCATCAAAACAAGCCGCTAAGGTATACGAGAGTTATTTTGGAGACAGCATCAACGTCGATGTGATTTCCCCACGGCAAGCTCGTACAATGCTTAATAAAATACAAAAGCTAGTGACTGAGCATCGTTCTACCCCAGCTTTTCATCATAGCGAAAAAAATCCAACTTATTTAAAGTTGATGATGTTAGAGCGCGTATTAAAAGCTAAAGTAAAAGAAACCGCCACAATTGCGGTAGGATCTGCCGCTGGAGCTGGGCAAAATACTGCACAAACTGCAGCACAAAATAAACAAGCCGCTCCTAATGCTACTGTTGCGGCTGGCGATGCTGCTGCTAAACAAAAAATGCAACAACAAGTTAATAGTATTGGTGACCCTGCGCTTAAAGCAGCAATGCTAAAAGCGGCGCAAGGACAAACAGTGGATCCTGCAGGTCTAAAATTAATTACACAAGCTGCGTTGCAAACTGAAAGCAAATCAATGCGCCGTCAATTGTACCGCATATTACGTGAATCAGAAATTCAACAAGCTCAAGTAGTCGTGGCTACTCAAGCCATGGTAGCTGAGTTGCAAACAATGTTGGAAGAAGTTACTAGCCTACAATTTAAAGAATTACCAGGTTTAGTTGATGAGATGAAAAATCAAATAGGTGTTGACCAAGCAATGCAGTTTAATACAGATGCAACCGCTGTTTTTGCTCAGTTAGTGCAAACTTTACAATCTTCTAAACAACAAATGGATCAAGCTCTTAATGTGGTTACAGGACAACAATCTGCTGCCATGCCAGGGCAAGAGCCTGGATTAGATGCTGAACCTGGATTAGACGCTGAGCCTGGTTTAGATGCTGAACCTGACGCAGATATGGAAGAACTTCCACCTGAAGAACCTGATACGGATAGTGCCGGCCTTGGTCGTGCCAAACGCTAATGTTAATTTTTGAAGTAGAAAATTCTGAGTCAGTTGATACTAAAAAGTTAATGGCATTGACGCAATTTTTATCTGGACGAGCCAGTGATACTGATTCAAAAAAACAAATATCTGTAAAAGCGTTTGTTGATTTAGCAAAAAGTATTGGTGTTAATATTACTTCAGATAATATTGGAGACTTGATTGCTCAAGAGCCATTGAGTAATATGTTAATGC